ATGTCATCTTGAACACGAACTGCAGCGTCTCGCTTCTCTGGAGTCTCTTTACCAATGATCTGTGTTCTCACTGGCCCCTTAGCAGGGAAAGTCTCCATCATGGTTTCGGCTTGGAACTTTACAAGTGCTTCTGATAAGAGTGGGTGATACACCCCACAAGCCCCCGGCCAGGGTTCGGTTCTGTCCTCGACTTTCATTCCTAAGAGTTCTAAGCCATCTACATAAGTCTGAACCCAGTCTTTGCGACTGCTAATGTCGTCTTCAAAATCACCCAATAAATCACCGCATAACTCGGTCAGTTCTCCTTTATCCATCTCTTCAGCGAGGTTAGCGTTAAAGTCATCGCCATTTTCATCCGGCTCAATTTCTATTTCTAATCCTCCTGTCTTAATTTTGACAGACTCAGGATCTTCAATCTCAATCTCAATAGCAGGCTCGGCCATCATTAGGTCTTCGTCTTGTAGACCCATTGGAGCTTGGTTAAGTGCCTTGTCGATTGCCATAATTTGTCCTTAGTAATACGCTTCTTTCCTGCGTCTAAAAGCAGAAAATTCGTCTTCTTCATCCAGTGCGGAGCGAATATACCCACCCTTGCGGAACCTCATCAACGCAAGGGATACACTGTCCACGTAGTCATCATGCTCCCCAGCGGGGAAAGATGCAACCTCGTCTATAACCTCGTCAGCCCACTGTGAGTTAGGAGTCCAGACTCGGCCAGAGGCAAATAAATCTGAAACTGCGTTTAGCCTACTAATTTTGTCGTTACCTTTGCTTGGAGTGAACTCTTGGACAGGCACTCCCATAGCCCGCATCTCATAAATTAAAGGAGCACCGGAGGCTTTCTTCTCAATAATCACTGAGTCTGGCTCCCAATCTTTCATCTGCTCAAGGGCACGGCGCTTTAGCTCAGGAAACTCCATCCGTTCGCGGAAGGCGTTCAAAAGTATGATGTTGGCTTGCGATATGCCCGCATCGTCGTCTTTATAGAACACACCCCAAGTGGTACATGCGGAATAGTCGGCGCGATTGTTCTTTTCAAATGCGGTATCCCATGCTTGTAGGATAAAGTCGCAGTGTGGGGCGTCATCTTTTTCCCAAACCTGCCACCACTCCCGTTTTACGATGGCTGAAATCTCAGAAGTGGGATTCTGCTGGTACTGAGCCTGCCATTTTGAGTTCGGAAGCTCCTCTTTTAGAGCATCAAGCTCTTTTTGGGACCAAAACTCAGGCCAAAGTGGGTTGCCAGAGGGCAAAATTGCTGGAAATTCAATGACTTCCCACTCATCCCCACCCCTTTGGGCGGCTGCTTTGATAACTTGTCCCGTCAGATCACGCTTAGACCAACGGGTCATCACAATAACGATAGCCCCGCCCGGCTGCAGACGCTGCCGTGGGCCCGAGGTGTACCACTCATAGACCTTATCGTAGATTTCCGGACTATTTTCGGCTAAGGCTGCTTCTTGTTCCGAGTGCGGATCGTCAATAATGAGCAAATCCGCGCCTTTACCCGTAACAGCACCCCCAACACCGATAGCGAAATACTCTCCACCAGCGTTAGTCGCCCACCTGCCAGCAGCTTTAGAGTCTGCTTGTAGCTCAACTCCTTGAAATACTCCTCGATAATTTTCTTGGTCAACTAAGTTCCTCACTTTCCGACCAAATCCAACAGCAAGTTCTGCCGTATGGGACGTTTGGATTACTTTTTTATGAGGGTAATTACCTAGAAACCATGCTGGAAGCAGGTAGGAGGCAAACTCAGACTTGGTGTGCCGTGGAGGCATGTTAATAATGAGGCGTTTCAACTCACCTTTAGCTACACGCTCAAACGCCCGAGCCATTCTGGAGTGGTGTCTGCCCCCAATAAACGTAGGCCATACCTTTTTTACAAACTCAAGATAGTTTTTCTTGGCTTTTTCTTGTTCTTGCAGCCGTTCATAGGCTTCCAGTTGCTTAAATACCTTACGTTTCTCCCCATCTGGGAGATTAGGCAGCACTTTTAATAAGGCCTGAAGCTCAGCCAACGTCGGTGCTTGCATCTTGCTCCTTTTCCTTGATACCTAATTCTTCTTCTAAGTCTTGCACCAAGGGTTCTACGTCGATGGTATTGCTGTGGATAAGCCTGCGAACCTTGTCTCGTATAGCTTCTTCCAGATCCTCAGAGGATTTATGGATAACCGTAACTTCGGATTTCTCTGTGAACAGCCCCACGTCTTGAATCTTACCCAATAGTTCTAGCGCTTTGAGTTCGTACTTGGTGTCCCCGCAGTTAGACAAAAGGAGCAACTTATTCGTTATAAGTGTCCTTAATTGAGTGGCATCCGCCACCACCTGCTGATCATATGCTTTTAATAAAGCACCGACTTGTGCCGCAACTTCTGGGGTATTTAGTTCTGTCGGAAGCTGTTTAGCTTTTGGGTTAGCTCTTAAATCTTCAAAAAGTTTTTGTGCAGCTTTTTCATCCTCGGGGGTCATATCAAACCCCATGCCGAGTTCTTGTAAAACTATGGCTGTTGTTGCCGATACCTCTACCGCTTCGCGCACCGTGGCTGGTGCATCGTCTGTCTCCGTATCCGGCAACGCAACGGAATTATCCGGAGTGATCTGGATTGTAGGCATGTATGAAAGCGGTTTGTGGCTTCATTTGAGGTGGAGTTTAGTGGGGCTTAGTGGGAAATGCAATAAAAAATATATCCCCCAGGGGTATGGGACCCATTAGAAAAAGCAAGGGGGGTGTTTCGCTAGATTAAGTTAGTAAGTATTTACGTAGAAAATGAAGGGGGGTGGGGGGTCATTTTGAAATGAAGTATTAGGACGTGCAAAACACTGTGTATACGTAGACCACGTCGCCAAGTATGTTTTAGGGGGGACCCGAGTGGTGGGGTCGCCATAGTGGGCGCAAGCGGCCTAGTCCCCCTACGATCTAGGTAAGTCTAGACCCTCTAGAGTTGATACTACGGTAGTCGAGTTTCGATTTTTTTTCGGCCTTGTTTGTCTGCGCCCGGGGCGGCTCGGCGTTGTCTGCGCCCGGAGCGGCTCGGCGAAAAAAACACACTTTGTCTCCGATTGTAGTATTATGTAGTTATGGTGATGCGGGGCGATTGATCAGCGCGGCCATACGGACATTCCTAGATTTTCTATGATTGTCCGGCTTAATTGGAGATTTATTATGACAAACCAAAAGACAGTGGTGGCAGATGCGGTTGCTGATGCCGTTGGCGTTTCTCAGTGGTCTCAGTCGCAAGTCTCCCTGATTCAAGGCGGCGCTGAGTTGTTGTGCGATGCCGCTGGCGATCAGGCCAAAGGTCTTGATCAGATCAAAGAGGCCTTTGCTCAAGCGTTCAAGGCCGGTGTTTTGACCTTTGACCTTTGGGAAAATGGGCGCAAGCGGTATGAGGCGGCTTTTGTTCTGCGGTGCGATTCTCAGGCCATCAAGCCGATCAATCCGACTAATTCGGCTAATAGTTCTTGGAATCAGACGGTTGTGCCGTATCTCAAGGTCTGCCAATTGATCAAGCCTAAGTCGGCTCAAAAAGAGTCGGTCAGTAAAGCGGAGCAAAGAGCGAAAGCCGAAACAGCGGCTCGTGATTTAGCGGCGGGCCGAAATCTTGATGAGGTGCGGGAAGCTCAAATGACCCTGTATAAAACGGCCACTGCTGAGTCGATTGCTCAGGCTAAAGCTCTTGATAAAGCTGTCGAGTTTCTTGAGAAAGACGTAAAGGCCGATAAGCAGGCCCGGCTCAAAGTTCTGAAAGAGTCGTTCCGTAAACTTGCGGCCGAGGTTGCTAAGTCCGAAGATGAGTCGGTGCTTGCTGATGCAATCGTGGCTCTCAAGCGGTATATCAAGTCGGCGGTGTAATTAACCTGGGGCAGGGTTTCGGCTCTGCCCCATTCTCTAGAAAGAGGTGATGCTATGTTTGAAATTTATTTTCGCCCTCGTGGTTCCGGGTTGCCTGTTGTTAAGGTCGAAATTCAGGGCATAAAGTATGCCCAAATAGTTTGGGATCGTTTAAATAAAACCTTTGAAATGCGGTCTACCCGTCCGTAAAAGCCATGCTCCCTGCCGTGGGCTTTGCCCATGGCAGGCAGGGCAGGCTCCGCCTGACCAGTTTTTTATTCTGACCAGTTTTAACCTAGCCAGTTCTCAAGCAACGCGAGAGGCTTAGACCCAACGCGGGAGCCCCCAATTTTATATTGTTCTATTGTTCTGACATTGTTCTATGCATTGTTCCGTTGTAAGTCATTGATTATAAAGGAATGTTCTATTGTTCCGTGTTTTTAGCACTTTTACCCCGCATCCGTAAAAATTCCTATGCTCGTTCGAGCCTCTCTGCAAGCGCATGCCGTTCTAGACCAAAAATCCCCCCGTATATATATTTAACTGAACAAATGAACATTATGAACAATACGCCTCAAATGGCGTCTGCAAGCCATTTCTATTGTTCGTATGTCCCCGCTACATTTCGAACATTCCGAACATTATCCCTCTGCTTTTTCCGAACAATACCCCGATTGCGTGATACAGGTATTGACAAGTGTAGAAAAGTGTGTTATACTGACCGAAGGTCAGTTGGCAATGCAACGCAGTTCACTTTCATACGGAGGTTCACATGGCAGGCCGCATCACTCATCACTTGGAACAATATGCCGACAATCCTAGACCATCTAGGAATGTCCCCGTCCCCCCATCCAACATCGTGCTTGTCTACCGCTACAAAGACTCGCTCACCGATGACCTACACCGACTTGTGCTCCCCCACAACCTACCCGACTTGCCCTTGCGCCTTGAAGCCCTGCTTGATCATTTCCTTGGCACACCCACACCCGATTCCGCAGGCAACATCACAGGCCCCGCCAACGACACCATCAAGGCTAAATATCGCTCAGGCGGCGCAGCATCGTTCTTTCAAATGTCCCATGAGTATACGGAGTAAACACACCATGCCAGAGAATCAAACACCGATTACGCATCCCAAGCCATGCCGCATCTGTGGAACATCCATAGACCCACGGCGTGTCGCCTTGGAGAAAACGACTTGCATTGAGTGCCAAGCAGACCTAGACCGACTGCACCCAACGCAACACCTTGTAGCCATCCCCTACGGCAAGGGGGCCTACCAATACATCCACGACCCCGCCGACCTCTTTCTTACAAACCAAAAGGAGCCAAGAGCATGACCACACATCTGCAACCCGTCTTTGACCTGATCAAAGACATAACCCCGCCAGCACGAGAAATCACGGACAAACCTAGACGGTCTAGGATTGTCGAGGTTGCTGTCAAAAACCAATATGGATCGCTACGGTTTTATCCTGCCAATGCAATTGCCTTTTCATTCTTGAGAATACAGGGGGGTCGAACGCTTTCCCAAGACACTCTTAAGTATGTCAAGGAGTTAGGCTACCAAGTTAAATTTAACCAAGAGGAGATACGGATATGACGCAAAACAAGATCAACCCATTCCCAAACCCTGACCGCAAGCGACTGCTAATTACCCTGCTCAAAGTGATGGGGGGCCACAAGGTTGAGGTGTCCTTCTCAGGCGGGGGTGACGATGGGAGCATCGAATCTGCAGTTCTGCTTGACTCCGAGGGCAAAGAGATCAGTCTCAAGAATACCGAGTTTGAGTGGGAGACTGAACATTCTAATTATGAACGAAAGGAGAATTCGGAAGAGGGAGAGTGGGTCAAGACTTCCGAGATCAAGGCCATGCCCGTTGACGACATCCTTGTGAAGATATGCGAGGACTGCTTGGGGTCTACCGGCATGGATTGGTATAACAACGAGGGAGGGCAGGGTTCTCTAGAAATAGATCTTAATACCGATCCGGCTAGTGTTGTTTTAAATATTGGGATCAACCACACCCACACCGAAGACTATGCGTTTGACTTCAACGAAGAGGAAGAAAAGGAGGATAAAGATGCATCCACATCATCATAGTCTAACGAGCGTCAAGATTTGGGGCGGCAAAGCCGAGGACTATGCCCCGATCCACGATTGGTTCGATGAAACTAAGAGTCAGTTTGCAGATGCCCGTCACCGTGCCCTAAGACACCATTCTCAAGGAATATTTGAGGCCGAGCGGGTATTCGGTAGGACTATTACTAACTCTGATGGGCGGGTTGTCCCTGTTCGCTACATCGGTGAGCAACATGTAAAAGAGGACTGCGGTGGCCGCATCCCGACTGTGGCCGACTGGTTTCGCAACATCAAGATGGAGGTCTGGATGAACCAAGGATACAGGGTGGAAGGAGAGAAAAAATGAGAGCCGAAGTCTTTTTCTATTCTTTAGTATTTTTCAAGTTTTCGTTGGGGTTTGCCGTGTTCGCCTACGGCCTGATGTCAGGCAATGTGGACTACATGCTGTTTGGTGGCGGTCATGCCTTTGTGGCCGCTCCGCTTTGGTTATTACTTAAATGAGGAGCGTAAAAACATGACTCCCCATGAAGCCGCCCAAAGCGTGGCGTGGTTCGCCTTTGTCGTTGTGATAGGCATTGGCATCATGCTTTATTACGACTACCGCAAGGAAACTAAAGACAATCATAGACGGACTAGGAATGTCCAAGGAGGTAATCATGCAAGTAAGTAGTGCGTGCATTCCAAAGATTATGAATTACGCAGAGGCTTTGGAACATTTCAATCAAGTTATGCCATATCGCTCAGGTTCTCAGAAAGGTATAAAGCCTTTGGGTTCTAATCGTAGATACAAATATCTGAGCATTGCGAAAGGGCAAAACGATGAAATCTATCTGCAATTTGTCAAGTCCAATATTGTTACCTTTCATAGCGATGGGTATATCGTGGTTTCATTGTGCAAGTGGGACACCGTTGGCACGAGACAGTTTGTTGCTGCAGCAACGCCGTTTGGAGTTACGCATGAGAGAGGGCAGACTTATCTCCGCATCGGAGATAAGTGGTATGCATTCGCCGACTCCGATACTCCGATCATTGTGCAACCTGATGGGACTGTGCGTGACCCCATACATGAGAGCATTTATAGACTCAACGCGAAAGCGATAAAGTCCAAGCGTGCAGAGTATTCTGGTTTCATAGAATATGTTAAGAACATGGGCAATGTATTGGTTGGTATTAAAGACACCGAGATTGCCCCTGTTGCGGAAAGACACAGAAGCACTTTCGCTGAGTTCAATACGCTCAGAGAGATAAGACTGCGCCGAATGGAGTTGCCGTATCCGTTTGGTGGAGAGCGTAAGCGTGAAGGGTTCCTTAAGTATATGAATTTGTTTTTATCTCATGTTAAGAAGGCACAAGAAACGGAGGATCTGCAGGGTTACTACGATATGTTTGTATTGTTGGGTGCATCGTCATTGAATTACAGCCCATCTCTTAATTCGTTCATAAAGAGCAATCCTTGGCGCTACCCCTCAGACATATCAGACGATGTTGAGATAGGGTCAAGGATGCTTGAGTTTTTCGATGAAATTATTAAACACATACACAGGGAGGAAGTCTTTGATAAAATAGTAGTGCCTGTTGGTAAGAAAGTAAGTAACCATAATCGTAAGTATTTCAAATAAACTAAGAGGAAACCAAATGGAAATCAATCTAAGCAGTCGTGTATCTTTGAGTGAGGTTGTGGATCTTGTTGTGTCCATCGGTAGCACCAACACTTGTCACTTAGTGGGCGAGCCTGGCATCGGTAAGACTGCGATGCATGACGAGGTCGCAAAGCGGACAGGGTTCAGGCCCATCTACATGGACGGGCCGAACATAGAGTTGGGTGACATCGGCATCCCTGTTCCTAACCACGAGACAAAGACCACGCACTTCTATCTTAACGAGCATTGGGGACTGCACACCGGCGAGCCGCTTGTGATCTTCATTGACGAGTTCACTAAAGCACCGCAGGCCGTTCAGAATATGTTGCATCCCTTGCTGCATGAGCGTAGGACACCTAACGGAGATAAGTTGCATCCTGATTCTATCGTAATGATTGCAGGCAACATGACAACCGATGGCGTAGGCGACACTATGAAAGCACACACTATCGGGCGTATCACTAGGATTCATGTGGACAAACCACGGGCGGGGTTTAATCCTGACGGGTCTGTTGAAGAAGGATCATGGGGTCTGTGGGCAATCCGTAATGATGTCGAGCCGACAATGATTGCGTTTGTCAAAGAGTATCCACAAGTTTTGGCATCTTATCTTGATGGTGGGCAGGCAGAGAATCATCACATCTTCCATCCCAAGAAACCTGATCAGTCTTGCTGTTCTCCACGCACTTTGGTTAAGGCAAGCAATGTCTTAAAGAAACGCTTAGAGTTTAGTCACAACGCATTGAAGGCATCTCTTGAAGGCACAATCGGTGCTTACTCTGCTAGGGAGTTACTTGCTTACTTAGAAGTTGCTGACTCGCTACCAACATGGGAGCAGATCACTACTAATCCTAACGGAGCGCAAGTCCCGAATAGTCCAGCGGCACTATGCATCTTAGCGTTCAACGCATTGCAGAAAATTGACCGCAACAACATCGGCAAGTGGTTCGACTACATGAAGCGAACACCGAAAGAGTTGCAGTCTGTGTTCTGTTTGAGTGCTATGAAGTCTGACGCTAAGAAATCTTTGGTGATGACGAGCGCACCATTTGTTACATGGATGCGTGAGAATCAGTATTTGTTCTGATGGATGAGTATGCATTGGTTAAAAATGAGGTGCGGAAAGTGATACGCAAGGAACACTTTGGCGACTCTACGCTTTGGCTCACATTAGTTCTCAAGAAGGATGTGTTTGGGCGTGAGTTAGTCCGTTGGGTTCCAGCGAAGGACTGCACTCCGCTTGACCCTGCATTAAATATTTTATTTGAAAGGAAAGAAGATGCGCAAACGAAATTCGACTAAGCAAGAAAGGGAAGATTGTATGAAACTGTATCGTGCACTCGCTGAAGTTTTAACCGACCGCGATATTGATGCGGCCTTAAACACAATGTGTTTTATGGTTGCTGAAATTGGCACAGACTTGAATATGTCCAAGCAAGCATTTATTGCACAAATTGTTGATCAAGTCAGTAGTGCATACGACACTTGTTATCTTGGTAAATCTGAACCACAAGGAGAAGCGTGATGGTTAAGTTATCTGCGGAACAACGCATTGAAAGAGTCCATGTGACTCTAATGCGTCACAAGAAGTTTTGTTTATTCTCAGGTTTGTTTATGGTGGGCAAGGTCAAGGTGGACGACCTCATGCCGACTGCGGCAACTGATGGTGTCAATGTTACTTACGGGCGGGGGTTCGTGGATCGTCTGAACGATAAGCAACTTGGCTTTCTTGTGTTGCACGAGGCGATGCACAAAGCGTATCGCCACTTAACAACCTGGGAAAAACTTTATAAGAGGAACCGTGGGCTAGCGAATGCTGCGTGTGATTATGTGATTAACCTGCAAATAAAAGATTATGACCCTGACGAAGAGATCGTAGCCATGCCGACTGACGAGGAAGGCAAAGTCATGGGCTTAGTGGATGAACGCTTTCGTGGTATGGACACTTACCAAGTCTTTACTATTCTAGAGAAAGAGAATCCTCCTCGTGGTAAGGGTGATGATGAGGAAGGTGTTGCGGACAATCCTAGTCCATCTAGGAATGTCCAAGACGATGAGCCGCAGGGGTTTGACGAACATCTGTGGGATGAGGCTAACGAGATGGATGACAAAGAAGCCGAACAGATTGCAAAGGAAATCGACAACGCATTACGACAAGGTGCGTTGTTGGCCGGTAAGATGAACGGAAATATTTCTAGAGAAATCCATGAGTTGCTGACCCCTAAGATCGACTGGAAAGAAGTGTTGCGTGACTTCATCAAGCAAGTAGCGAAGGGGCGTGATGACTCATCGTGGCGGCGGTTCAATCGCAGACTTATCGGAGCAGGGGTGTATCTACCGCAGACCATATCCCGCCGACTTCAATGCATTGCGGTGGGCATCGACACATCAGGCTCAATAGACGGAGAAGTTCTCGCAGAGTTCTTAAGCGAGGTGCGCTCTGTATGCGATGAAGTTACACCACAGAAAGTCGAGTTGATGTATTGGGATACCCATGTCGCAGGGCATGAAACCTACGAAGACGGAGCGGTTCAAACTTTGACTGATTCTACGAAACCAAGAGGTGGTGGTGGCACAGACCCTAACTGCGTGATCAAGTTCATGGGTGATAAGCGTATCGAACCTGATTGTGTGGTGATGCTAACCGATGGGTGCTTCTATGAAGGTGAGGGTGAGTGGAGTCAGATCAAGGCTCCTCTGCTGTGGTGTATCAAAGATAACAAAGTATTTACTAACAAATATGGAAAGGTGGTGCATATATGAGCAACGACAAAGATCAAGGCAAGTCCATTCGTATCAACACCAAAACATACGAGGACATCAGAACGCTTCAATCTGAGTTTGCGGTGAAGGTTGGGTTTGTTCCATCGCTTACTCAGGTTGTTGAGTATCTTGTAACTAAACAAATGAAAGAGAGGCAGTCATGAGTTTCGGAATCGAAACGAGCGCCATGCTCGTAGAGTTATCAATTAGTTGCTGGACAGCCCGCAAGTTAGACAAGCGTGTTTCTCAAGAAGTAGATACGACTAACGGTGCTCGAGCCCGAGCGGGTAATTACAACAAGAACCTTCTTGCGGGGACGCAGAAGTTGGACAACATTGTGAAGTTCGCCGCCAATGTCAGAGCATGGCACAACACTAATACTTTGCCGTGGTCGGACAACGGCTTACGCCTTCTGCCGGTGGAAAACTTTCTGCCTTACAAAGAAAGGCTTGGTGAGTATGAGCAGGAATACAACGCCTTAGTCCAAGACTTCTTGGCTTCTTATCCAAACTTGGTTGATGCAGCTGCTTTCCAATTAGGCAATCTATTCGACAGAAATGATTATCCTGAGACCGAGTCTATTTCCGATAAGTTTCGTTTTCGTTATGTGTTTTCTCCTGTGCCAACAGCAGGAGATTGGCGCATCAACATCGGAAACCAAGCACGAGCCGAATTGGAAGAGCAATGCAATACGGCAATCAACGAGCGAGTTCAAGGGGCTATGAAAGAGGCTTGGTCTCGATTGCACGACTGTCTATCCCATGTTAGCGAAAGGCTTGAGGATAGTGTGTCTGGGGGAGACGCTAAACGCAAAGTCTTCCGAGACTCGCTGATAGAAAATGCTCAGGAGTTAGTGGAGATGCTGAAAGTCCTGAATGTGACCAAGGATCCTGAATTGGAGCGTGCTCGACATCTCATGGCTCAGACATTCACAGGCATTGAAGCGGACGACTTGCGTGGGGATGATGATACTCGCCGAGGTGTCAAGGCAGAGGTCGATGCAATACTATCGAAATTTAATTTCTAATAGGAGAAAACTATGCTTATTCACTACAACAAAGCAAAAAGATTGCATCATCGCCTACATGCGGTGCTTTCAATTGTGTATGCAAAACGCCCTCTTCTAGAGTATGAGGTAATAAGGTCTAATAGTGAACAGGAAGCCACAGAAGTAGCGGTGTGGCAAGACGGTCAAAACCTTGGTCGGATTGATGCAACTTACAGAAGACACAGCCCAAGCGATGGGAATGTTTATGAGTGGTTTGCAATCACTAGCGATAATATTAAAAAGTCTAGAGGTAGAGCACATAAAAACACTAAGTTTAGTAAAGACGCAAAGACTGCTGCTCGTAACGCCATAGACCTGCTTTCAAAGAAACCTTTGGTTGATTTAGGTATTCAATTGATTACAAATGTGAGAAATGTTGCGGAGAGACTGAAAGATAAAATTAATTGTGATTACAAAGATACTATCTCATTCGGCACTACTGCAACCCTGACTAATTACTTTCTTGATAAGTATCTAGGTAAGAATCCTCCGATTCCAAAATCCATTGAAGATCAAATCATTAACAAAGAATTAATTCGTAAGAAAGAAAACTTAGATGTTGCAGAAAATGTAATGATGCATTGCAAAAACAACAATGGCTATGCATTACGAGTTATGAAAGATGAGACGCTTCTTTTTGCTCATATGGCTGACCCTGCTACCACAAGCAAACTAAAAAGCACCTATGAACTTGATCAGTATTCTCAAGAAAAATATACGATGTTGAAAATCTTGGAGCCGAATCAGTTTGCCGCTGACATTGGCTTTAAGTGTGAGTATAGTGTTGGCGATACCAAAGAAATGTGGTATTTCATCGTAGCAGGTAAAACTAAGGTTATGTAGTGGGTCGTAAACCGTATTGCAGATGCGGAGTATCTCCATGAACCTGCGTGGGACAGACTAATCTGCTAATCCCACACTAACGCTTTCCTCTTTACGGACAATCCTAGATGATCTAGGATTGTCCGTTTTTCTTTGGGGTTCTCCCTTAGATTAAAACCTCTTGCAATCCTGACTAAGCCGAAGTATACTCTGTCCATAATCCGACAAGAGGATACACATGAAAATAACACCAGAGGGCCGAGTCAAAGCCAAAGTCAAGGCTTTACTCAAAAAATATAACATCTACTACTTCATGCCTGCAACGGGTGGCTATGGTCGAAGTGGTGTTCCTGATTTCATTTGCTGTGCGCAGGGTCTGAAGTCTAAGCATGGATATTTTCTAGCCATTGAGTGCAAAGCCAATGGTGGCAAAGTTACGGCGTTACAACACCGCGAGTTAGAAAACATAAAAGAAAACGGCGGGATTTCATTTATCGTTGACGAGACAAAGCTGCCTGATCTTGAGGCTTTGCTCGCTGATCTGACCAGTTCCGAGGAGTAAAAGCCCATGGCTTTGGTTTCTGAACAGGTAAAAATTTTATTAGAGCGCATGGATCTCTACCCTGAAGAGTTTGTGCGTTCATACGAGTCACGCCGACTAAATACTAAATGGGGAGAAGTGTTAAACGAAGGTTGTTTTAATCCGGTTGAGAGATTCTTACTTGGGCGTAAGTATAATGCGTTAAGACGCAAAGCTACGCAAGAAGTAATTATGCAGACAATTATGGATAATTCACCCTCCGAAGAATTTAGTTTTGATACGGTGTCACGTGCGGCTAAAAAGCTGATGAATGCCCCTCGCATAAGAATGAAACAGAAATGATTATCACGGTAGACTTTGAAACCTATTACGACAAAGAGTTTTCTTTATCTAAGATGACTACTGAGGAGTATGTGCGTGATGATCGCTTTGAAGTTATTGGCGTAGGAGTAAAAGTAGATGACAACGAGACAGAGTGGTTTAGTGGAACACATGAAGAAACTGCGGAATTCTTGGGAAGTTTTGATTGGGCTAACAGCTTTGTTCTTGCCCACAATACTCTTTTTGACGGGGCTATTCTGTCTTGGCGTTTTAGGATTCGTCCTTTTGCATGGTTAGATACGCTATGCATGGCACGTGCTACTGATGGTACTGAGGCAGGCAACAGTTTGGCGAAGTTAGCTGAACGCTACAACTTAGGAGTAAAAGGCAATGAAGTGGTTAATGCGATGGGCAAGAGACGAGCAGCGTTTCTTGATGAGGATCTTAGCCGCTACGGCGATTATTGTCGTAATGACGTTGACCTTACTTATTGCCTTTTTCAACGCCTTGCCCCTAGATTTAATAAAACAGAACTTAAACTTATTGACCTCACTTTGCGAATGTTTACGGAGCCGGTCTTAGAATTAAATCTTCCATTACTAGAGCAGCATCTTGAAGAAGTCAAAGAGCGCAAAGAAAAGTTAATGCGTGCTGCCGACTCCGACAAAGACACGCTCCTTTCTAACGATAGGTTTGCTGCGCTACTGCAAAGCCTTGGCGTGGTTGTGCCGACTAAGATTAGTCCGGCGACAGGCAAAGAGACATGGGCCTTGGCTAAGTCTGACGAAGGATTGAAAGAATTACAGGATCATGAAGATCTGCGGGTACAAGCACTTGTTGCTGCACGACTAGGCACAAAGAGTACGTTGGAAGAGACAAGAACTGAAAGGTTTATTGAGATAGCTAAAAGGGGCAATCTACCTGTGCCGTTGCGGTATTACGCTGCGCATACAGGGCGTTGGGGCGGTGATGATAAACTTAATCTTCAAAATCTACCGAGGAATGGGACGCTTAAAAAAGTAATAACACCCCCAAAAGGTTATGTAATTATTAATGCCGACTCATCACAGATTGAAGCGCGTGCTGTGGCGTGGTTAGCCGGACAAGAGGACTTAGTTGATGCGTTTGATAAAGGTAAAGATGTCTACAAGATCATGGCGTCGGCAATATATGGTAAGCCTGTCGAAGAAATTACGAAAGAGGAAAGATTTGTTGGTAAGACGACTATCCTCGGGGCAGGATACGGAATGGGCGCGGTTAAGTTTCAGGCTCAACTTAAGGTTTTTGGGGTTGCGCTACCGGAGAATGAGTGTCAACGAATTATCTACATCTACCGAGAAACTTATCCGCACATCCCGCTGCTTTGGAAAGAGGCTCAAAAGGCTTTAGACGCAATCGCTGCACGTCAAACTACGCCACTTGGTATGCACCCTGAAGTGATAACCGTAGAAGACGGAGGCATTCGCTTGCCATCAGGTTTACTTATTCGATATCCGCAACTTTCAAAAGATTTGGACGGACAATATGTTTACAAAACAAGAATGGGTGAAACAAAAATTTATGGGGGAAAAGTTACGGAGAACTTCACACAAGCTGTAGCTCGATGCGCGGTTGGCGAACAAATGTTAAAGATTGCAAAAAAATACAAAGTTGCGCTGACAGTACACGATTCTGTCGTATGCATTGCTAAAGAAGCTGAAGCCACGGAGGCCGTAGCGTACGTCACTGAGTGCATGAAGTGGCGACCCAAGTGGGCGCAAACACTACCCCTTACCTGTGAAGTTGAATGTGGAGAAAGTTATGGACATTGTTAACTACGATGCAACGAGTGACGAACAGCCGTATCGAATTAAAGTTTCTATTCGTAACAATTTGTTGCTATCTGCTATTGAAAATTTAGGATTTAAAAGCGTTGCTGAATTTTGTAGACAAAATGAATTAAGAGACGGCGATGTTAATTCTTTTATATGTTTTAGACAAAAGCCACTTAACGAGGCTGGTGAGTTTAGTCCTGCTGCTAAACGTCTTATGGAAGTACTTGGCGCTGCCCCCACAGACCTTTGGACGGCCGAGCAGTTAACTTTAAAAACACGAAAAAATTCAACGTGGTTTAACTCAAATAGTTACCAAGATCATCCGCATGCCATTCTTGGGGGAAACATACTAAAACTAAATAACGCGGTGCAGGGGGTTGACTACGAACTGCCTGATCAACCTGACGAAATTGTAGAAAAGAAAGAATTTAAAGAACACATAAGAAATGCGCTTGAGCATTTAACTCCAAGAGAAAAAAGAGTTTTGGAATACAGATTTGGGTTACATGGTGATTCCGGCTACTCTTTAGAAGAAGTTGCAAAAATGTTAGATTGCACAAGAGAAAGAATTAGGCAAATAGAAATAAAAGCGCTACGAAAGTTAAGATTAAAAAACGCTAAAAAAATAATAGATCTGGGGTATGAATCTTCTTTTTGGGTAAATGATGTCGCGCACACACCTGCTTGGACATTTGATGAAGAAGGTAACAGTAAATGGACGGAGAAAGAAGAATGAAGGACAAGATTGACTATGCCCCGCACTATTTAGAAACCAAAAAGAAGTTAACAGAAGTGCATGAACTGCTTCTTAAAAACAAGTTTAAAGAAGCCGCAGGAATAATAAATGAAGTCATAGTTGAATTACGCCTGATGCGAGCAGCGGTGAAAAGCCATGCTGAATAAATACACATGGTCATACAGTAGCATCTCGCTATTTCAACAATGTCCCCGCAAATATTACCGACTGCGGGTGTTAAAAGATATTGTTGAACCACGACAAGCACACCTTGATTATGGCACTGCGGTTCACGAGGCGGCTGAAAATTATGTTTGCAAAGATAAAAGCCTTGACCCACGTTACGATTTTTTAAGGCCGACACTAGATGCTTTAAAAAAGCTGCCGGGCTTAAAGTTGTGCGAATACGAAATGGGATTGACCAAAGAGTTTGAGCCCTGTGGGTTTCGGGATACGAATGTATGGTTCCGTGGAATTGCAGATTTATTAATCATTGACGGTGAGCAGGCACATCTTGTGGACTACAAGACTAGCAAGAGTAGCCAATACGCAGATCGAAAACAGTTGGAGCTACTAGCTCTTCTTGTTTTTAAACATTTCCCGTATATCAAGAGCATAAAAGCTGGCTTAGTTTTTGTTGTTGCAGATGATTTAGTCAAAGCCGCCTACGAAACCGATGTTCAAGAAAAAGCATGGTCAAAATGGTTACCGGAGATTCAACGTTTAGAAAAAGCGATGGAGACTAACGTGTGGAACGCTGTACCTAATTTCACGTGCCGTAAGTTTTGTCCGGTACACGACTGTGAACATAATGGGAAGGGAGAATATAGATGAGCGAAGTTACTCAGTGGATGGTTGACCAGTTGGTCAAGCCGGAAGTGCAGGCTGAAGTTGCCAAGGCTAACGAAGGTCTTAATATGGATGCGGTGCGGTTGGCATGGCCGTTTAAGACCGAAGAAGAACTAAAGATGCTTGCTGAATGGCATCGTGAACAATTGCGTAGTATCAAGAAAAAGCAGATCAAAGAACACATTGAACAACATAAAGAGGCTTTTCTATGAAGTTAGATTACATGCAAAGGCTAACTTTAGGCATCACAATTGCAAAAGAAAAATGGCCCACAGGCGTTTACATGACTGAAGTTGCTCACGATGATTGGTGTAACTTCTATAAAAATAAACCATGCTCTTGCACACCTGATATAAACATAACCATTGACGATAAGAAGTTTTACATTGATGAAGAAGGAGTCTTGCATGAAAGACTTGATTGACTTTAAAAAAATATGGACATGGTGTGTAGAACGATGGAAAACATCCTTTGGCTGCATCGTGCTTATCCTTATGGCTTTTTTATCTGGCATGGCTCTTGAGAACAAATTGATAACCGAAGACTGCCGCTTCATGGGATCGTTTCGCGATGGAACGCAAGCATATAACTGTCAGCCGAGGGTGAGATGAACTTCTATAAAACAGTTGCCATCTTCTGCGTAGTCGGTTTGGTTTGGTTACTCGTTGATAACAAGATAGACCGCACTCACGCAGAAGGATTCAAGATGGGCATACAATACGCCTTGAAATCTAACCCGCCGAGCGAAGAACTTGAAATTGCATGTGCGGGGCTGTGGATTGGTGAACAGAATAAGAAGTATTGGAAGAAAACAAATGCCAATTAGCATAGACCCGAAGGACCAAAAGATTTGGAAATATTTTGCCGAGCGTAAAACTCCGGTGACAATCAAGCAGGCGATGAAAACGCTATTGATTAGCGAAACCCATGCAAGACGTGCATTGGATTATTTTGTTTTGAAGGGACTTGCCGAGATGAGCAAGCAAGGTGGTGTGAGATTTTACAGGGTGAAGGAATGAATACAGATCTTTTACGGAAATTAGCCAACCCAGTCTACGACACGGACGAAGCAGAAGAATTAATGAAGCAGGCTGGATTGGAAATTGTGCGACTGCACGAACACATTTCTGGCCTGCAAAAATACATAGACAGGCTTAAAGACGAAAACGAGCGGTTGGCCCTTGACTTGGGGTTCAAAGACCGTACACAATTTAGGAGTCTAAATTAGGAGGTAATTATGCCTTATGTTAATAAACCCCGACCCTACAAAAAAGAATGGCAGCAGCAAAAAGAACGAAATGAAAAACCTTCTAGAGCCACACGTGAACGTGCGAGATACCACATGGACAAGGACGGTGTTGATCGAGACGGGAAAGATATCGACCACATTAAACCTCTATCCAAGGGTGGCACCAACTCCCGCAGTAATCTTAGACTTGTCAAGCCAAGCACAAACCGTTCTTTCAAACGTAACTCAGATAGATCAGTAAAAAAGAATGCAAATAATAAATGACAAAGTTTTGGTGGTGCGCACTAAGTTTCCAAGCCGTATTACCGAAACAATAAAGAAAAGCAAAGTTGTACAAAAAGAGGGTGAAATTAGCGATGTAGCAGTTAACTGGGGATTGCATGAAGCGCAAACATTGAGCACGTTAAATCTTAAGAATGTGCCGTCTCCAATCGTTAGAGACTACAAGTGGCCGGGAGTTTACCCTCCTATGTCACATCAAAAAGATACTGCGTCTTTTTTCACGCTGCACAAACGAGCTTTTTGTTTTAACGAACAAGGTACAGGTAAGACCGCAGCAGCTATATGGGCAGCAGATTATCTTATGGAGCAGGGCTTAATACGCCGAGTCTTAATCATATGTCCGTTATCAATCATGCAGGCGTCATGGCAATCTGATTTGTTTAAGTGCGCAGTTCATCGACATGTTGGTATGGCACATGGTTCTAAAGAAAAAAGAAAGGCCATAATTAATGGCGCCGCCGAGTTTGTTGTTATTAACTACGATGGGGTGGAGACGATAGCAGACGAAATAATTAGGGACGAAACTTTTGATTTAATTATTGTAGACGAAGCTAATGCTTACAAAAATGTAACAACTAAGCGATGGAAAATACTTAAGAACATCTTAAAAGAAGATACACGGCTTTGGATGATGACGGGTACCCCGGCGGCTCAGTCACCTACAGATGCTTTTGGCTTAGCCAAGATGGCTGTTCCACAGAATGTTCCACGGTTTTTTGGGTCATTTAGAGACATGGTTATGTACAACATCAGTAGATTTAAGTGGATACCAAAACCAAGTGCTCAAAATATTGTTTTTACTGCACTGCAACCTGCAATCCGGTTTACCAAAGAACAATGTATTGATTTACCAGAGGTAACTTACACCGCTCGACATGCCCCTTTATCTTCTCAACAGGAAAAGTATTACAAGATTCTCAAGGATGAGATGTTGATGTCAGCTGCTGGTGAAGAAGTATCAACCGTCAATGCTGCTACAAATCTTAACAAATTGCTACAGATATCAGGTGGGGCAGTCTATACCGATGCGGGTAATGTCATTGAGTTCGATGTCTCAACTCGTCTCAGCGTGGTTCAAGAAGTCATAGATGAGGCTAGCCACAAAGTATTGGTTTTTGTTCCATTCACTCACACTATACAACTTCTTAAGGAATATCTTATTAAGCAGGGTACGACTTGTGAAGTTATAAACGGTAATGTAAGTGTTAACAAACGTACAGACATATTTAAGAGGTTTCAAGAGCAGTTAGATCCAAAAGTATTGCTTATTCAACCGCAAGCTGCATCCCACGGAGTAACCCTAACTGCTGCTAATGTAATCATATGGTACTCTCCGGTGACTTCTATTGAGACTTATTTGCAAGCAAATGCACGTATACATAGGCAGGGACAGAAGAATCCGATGACTGTAGTTCATATCAGCGGTAGTCCTGTAGAAAACAAGTTGTACGGAATGCTTCAAGGAAAACTTAATACCCATACGCAGTTAGTTGATTTATACAAGACTGAAATTAGTTCTTGACACAGTACAGTTTTAGTAGTAGATTATAAAAAAATAAAACCAAGAGGACCGATATGGATGTTTCCGTAGATAAGCTCGTCTCTGTTTACATCAAGATGCGTGATGAACGTGATCGGGTGAAGCGTGACATGGAAGCAAAGATTGAAAACATAGAAGATCAGATGAAAGTCATCAGTGGTGAATTGCTTAATATCTGCAAAGAGACTGGTGCTGATAGCTTTCGCACTCCGTTTGGCACCGCATATCGCACATTAAAAGAACGATACTGGACTAATGATTGGGAATCGTTTCACGGTTTTATGCGTGAGCACGAGGCTATGGAGTTACTTGAGCGTCGAATTCACCAAAGCAATATGAAACAGTTTTTGGAGGAAAACCCTGATTTGCATCCCGCAGGGCTTCAACGGGATCGTGAGTATCAAATTACCATTAGGAGAAAATAATGAGCAACGAAGTAAGTTTGTTCCAACAAGCAGTCCCTGATTACATCAAAGAAGTTGGCGTTGATGAATTAACCAAATCACTTGGTGGTTCTGGTGGCATGAAGCGGATTTCTATCCGTGGTTCAGTGTTTCGCATGATGGTTAATGGTGAAGAGATTGCCAAGAATGAAAATCGTGCGATGAACATTGTTGTCGTAAACGGCACCAAACATGTGGCCCGTAAGTTTTACGAGGGTGCATATGTCCCCGGTGAGTCGGCTCCTCCCGATTGCTGGTCTAATGATGGCATAACTCCTGACGCAAGTATTGAAGATCCGCAGCATACTAATTGTGAAGGGTGCCCTCAGAACATCAAAGGTTCGGGTCAGAAAGACAGCCGTGCTTGCCGGTTTGAAAAGCGTCTTGCCGTAGCGTTGGCTGACGACATCAAAGGTTCTGTCTATCAGTTAATCCTACCGTCCAAATCTTATTTTGGTAAGGGTGATCAAGATCATATGCCGTTTGAGCAGTATGCTAAGTACGTTGCTTCGCAGGGCTACAATATTAATATGATTGTTACGGAGATGAAGTTTGACTCTGATAGTGAGTCGCCCAAACTTATCTTCAAGCCGGTTGGATTTTTAAACCGTGAGCAATGGGAAGTCGCTAAAGCGCAGGGTTCTACGCCCGAAGCCAAGTCTGCAGTTATTCAGACCGCTTCTCAAGCCGACTCTAAACAAAAGGCTATTGCCGCACCCGTAGCAGCACTGGAAGTCCCCAAAGCTGAAGTGGCTGAGCCGGTTAAAAAGACTACTAAAAAAACCGCTGATGCTCCTGCTCCCAAAGCAGATCTGGCCTCGGTTATGGCCGACTGGGCTACGGATGATGAGTAATCATGACGGATTCTCGTGGTTACTCGTCTCGTATTATTGAGACAAATAAGTCAGCCTCGACATCCTCTCCCGGCGTAATGCTGGGGAGGATGTGTATTGCTCAAGAAATACCAGTTTCAAACGTAGCAGATTTCTTTGGTGTAAGCCGTATGACCATCTACAAATGGTTTAAGGGGCAGGAAATCCCACGTAAGAAACATATTGAGAAAATTGAGGATACCCTTAAAAAACTTAAAAGAAAAACCCATCTGGATTAAGGATGTCAACAACAGAACTATTACAAGCGGTGTTGCCATCCGAAGGTTGGTATTGCATCGTTGGGTTGAAAAAGGGGGGCACGCCAAAGCAGACGTTCCATGAAACATTGGATGCTGCAGAGGAGGAAATTGCACGTCTGTTAGGGCAGAAGTATGACGTTTACTTTGCTTGTTCTAAGTATGAATCTAATACATCAAGGACACAGGGTAATGCTAAGTACATTAAGGCTTTCTGGCTTGACATTGATTGCGGAGAAGGTAAAGACTATCCAGACCAAGCAACAGGGCTACAGGCGCTACATAAGTTTTGCAAAGAATTAAAACTGCCAAAGCCATCTATTGTTAATTCTGGGCGTGGGTTACATGTTTACTGGCGGCTCACAAAAACGGTCAGTGCTAAGGAATGGAAGCCCGTTGCCGAACGGATTAAGTATCTGTGTGAAGAAAACGAGTTTTACGCCGATCCAGCGCGAACAGCTGATACTGCATCTATACTGCGTGTTCCTGAGACACTTAACTTTAAAGATGACCCACCTAAACCTGTATCTATTTTAGCTTTAGCACCAGAAGTAGATTACGAAACAATTAAGAGTCGTGTCGGCGTATTAATTGCACCACCAGAACTAGGACTACCTAAAGCCCAATTAAATGAACTAACTAAAGCGTTGGCAAACAACGAAGAGAAGTGGTTCAAAATAATTATTGCTAAAACAATTAAGGGTGAAGGCTGCGCTCAGATAGCAAAGATTGCTACAGAACAAGATACTGTTGATTACAATTTGTGGCGTGCTGGATTATCTGTAGCATGGGCTTGTGAAGATCGTGACGTAGCAATACATAAAATTTCAGAAGGGCATCCAGGCTACAACGCCGCCGAAACTGTTCGCAAAGCTATGGACACCGGAGGCCCACAGAAGTGTGTTACGTTTGAGAAGTATAACTCCGGGGGTTGCGATGGGTGCCAGCACAAGGGAAAGATTACGGGACCAATACAGCTTGGTAAAAAGATTGTCCGTGCTGCACCGGAAGATAACGTAGTTGAAATACCTCAAGAAATATCTGAGCTACCCTCATCCAAGGTTGTTATTCCAGAGTATCCGTTCCCGTATTTCCGTGGTAAGAACGGCGGCATTTACCGATCTAATGGCGATGGTGAAGACCCGGATGTTATCTATCCACATGATTTGTATATTGTCAAACGGATGCACGACCCACATAGGGGTGAGGTAGCTTGGATTCGGCTTCACCTACCAAAGGACGGAATAAGAGAATTTGCCTTACCAGTTACAGATCTTATGTCTAAAGAAAAAATAAAAGAGCGTTTAGGATGGTATGGGGTAGTCGGCAACGTTAAGCAAATGGATGCGATTTCCCAATTCATGATTAAATTTATTAACGAGCTACAATTTAAAACTGAAGTGGAGGTTATGAGAATGCAATTTGGATGGACTGATAAAGACAGAAAATTTATTGTCGGAGACCAAGAGATTAGCGCCGAGGCAATTCGATATAGCCCACCATCGGCTGCAACAAGTGCTCTTTCTGAATTCATGCAACCAGTTGGTACTTTAGATGAATGGAAAGAGGTGGCAAATGTTTACAATCGTGAAGGGTTTGAGCCTCATGCGTTTGGCTTTTTCACGGCGTTTGGTTCCCCTCTTCTCAAGCATATAAATCTAAAAGGCGCAGTTATCAACCTTATCAACAACCGATCTGGTACAGGTAAAACGACTATTGCTCAGTTGATGCATAGTGTATACGGACATCCAGACGAGCAGATGCTTATCTGGCGTGACACCATGAATATGAAACTTAATCGCATGGGCATCATGAACCACCTGCCTATTAGTTGCGATGAGGTTACAAAAATGGATAGCAATGACTTCTCTGATTTCTTGTATGCCGTATCGCAAGGTCGAGCGCGGGGGCGTATGCAGTCACAAGTTAACGTAGAACGAATCAATAATTCTAAGTGGTCTTTATTGTGCGTCTGCACATCAAATGCTTCGTTTTACGACAAGCTCGGCTCTATGGCTGCTACACCAGATGGAGAGTTGATGCGATTAATTGAATATCAAATTCCTGAGACTTCTTTAATGACTAAGGCAGAAGCTGATGAGTTGTTTCCAAAAATGTTTACAAACTATGGTCATGCAGGGCGTCCCTATTTGCAATGGCTAGTTGGTAATCTTGAAGAAGCAATTAACATGGTCAAACAGATTCAGCTAGTCATTGACAAGAAAGTTAAATTTAGTGGTCGAGAGCGGTTCTGGTCTGGCGTAGCTGCATGCAATATCGCTGGGGGGATGATTGCCAAACGTCTTGGTTTGATTGATATTGATGTTAAGCGGGTTTTTGAATGGATGATTAAAGAGTTTTCTCAGATGCGTCAGGAGATTAAACCGCCCGCTACTAACCAAGCCAGCGTCATTGGTGAATTCTTAAATGAACATCGGGGCAGCATTCTGGTTATTAATGACGCCGCCGACAACCGTACGGGGATGGCTCAACTGCCAGTTGTGGAACCCAAATATGACTTGCTAGTCCGTATGGAGCCCGACACCAAGAAGCTATTTATCAGCGCCAAGCATTTACGAAAGTTCTGCACTGATAACCGAATTACTTTGAAAGACGCTTTAAAAGCTCTAGAGTCTGATGGCATATATGAAAAGACAGTTAAAAAACGTATGGCAAAGGGCACAAAGATTGAGGGGCTCCCCACAGATGCTTTTATGTTTGATTGCTCCAAAGGGGATTTTATTAACCCGGATGATTATGTAGCCGCTTTAGCACCACCAAATGAAGGTTCACGGGATTAGTTTTGAAATTGACTGGGCCAAATTTAAGCCGGGGAGAACATTCTTTATCCCTTGCTTAGATTTAGAAGAGGCTAAAAGAGAGGTAAAGCTAGTGGCTAAAAGATTGCGCTATTCTATAGAAATGAAAGGTGTAGTAGAGAATGGTATTAAAGGCTTGCGCGTGTGGAGATTAGGGTAGTAAACTCCGCCCTGACAGCACCTCCTTGCTGTCGGTGCCCATGGCACTCCTCTTGGTGGTTGGATTCCTTCAACCTTGCCCCCGCCTAGTGCGGGGGTCTTTTTTAGTCTAAGTCTCCGTAATACCCCATTTCCATGAGGTCGGCCATCAACTTTTTATCAATGGGAATACCGCCTGTAATTTCAGCTAAAGCACGGGCTTTATAACGGTTCTTAATAGACTTTTGTAATCCTTCTGCCGTAATTGCACGTCCTGGATACATACGATTAAATTTAGCAATCTTCTCTAACACTCGGTCTATCAGATCATCATCGCTAGTATCAACACCCATGAAGAAAGCGTTGTACAAGTCTTGACGCTTAGTAAGGATTTCTTGCTCGGCGGTTTTCATTTCAATGTTGGCTTTTTGACGCTGAGAAACCTTTTCAGGTGCAAAGCCTAAAGACTGAGCCAAAGCATCTTTAGCACTTAATTCAGATCCAGATACAAGCTCATCACCTTTTAAAGTTAGTGCTCCCTCAGTAGCGTACCGTGCCCCTACTAAAGGTTGCTTTAAAAATGCTGGCAATGCTTTTTCTGCACCGCGATAGTAATGCCCATCGTTATAAAGTTTTAGAGCTTCAACGCCACTTACTGCAAGAGATGCAGTTGGGCCAAGCAAGTTAATGATCATATTTTGAAAAGCAGTAACTTCGTCTTGACTCTTGCGGGCATCACGGAACCACAAATCATTAAGGCTCATACGATCAGCAAAGTTCATTCCTGTAGCCTGTGTGATGACACCCCTAGATATAGAGTCTCCCCAGAAGTTGCCAAATGTAGTCGCCATCCAGTTTTTAAACCAATTTTCAAAATCAAGGGGTGGCTCGTCATCATCTGAAAATGCAGCATGAACCGCTTCAATTACTGTTGCTCCGACTGAAAATAAAGGTAACCCCGTAGCTCCGGCAAATAAAAACGTCATGCCTAAAGTTCCAAGGACGCGATCTCGGCCTTCTTTAGCGATACGTTTTACCTCTTCGTCCACCATTTTGTTTAGTTTTGCTTCATCTGTAAGTGGGGGTAAACCAAGCTGCAAACGTTCGGTAACAATAGACTCTCGCACTTCAGCTTTAAGCTCAGCATTTTGCGGTGAAAACCATAGAAACGCACTGTGAGCTAACAAAAAAGTCATGTGCTGCGGAAACTGCTTAAATTGCAAAATAACTTTGGCGTAAGCGTTTTGCAAATACCTAGGCTTGTTTAACGTTGAGTAGTCAAACATTGACCGATAAGTAAGATCTTTGGCTTCGTTGATTGCTTTTTGAAAAGCTACTCTATTTGGTAGTCCAGCAGTTTTTGCCTTGTCATATGCCATCCGAAACGCACTCATGGCAACAACTTCACGGTTAAACCGCTCAGCGTGATGAAACATATAACTTGACCAGCGCATGATTGTGCTCATTTTGCCGGTGTACATATTAGATGGCGACTCAGCTAATCCTGCTAAATCATAAGCCTGAGTGATATCAATTAAACCGCTTGCTGTAAATATATCATAGGCAGCACGTTCTTCAAGCGACAGATTTGTTGTGCTAAGTGATGGCATAGAAAACTTACCATTTGCGTCTTTAAATCCAGCGCTAATAAATCGTTTGCCGTATGAAGCCAAAGTAGCAGCAGATTTACCTTTACCAAACCGAGCCGCAAGCACAGGGAAGCCAATAGCTGGCACGCCCAACATGTTAACAAGTGCAGAAGCGGGGGCTGTCAGATACCAAATAAAAGACACGTTAGAAAGAATAGTTGGTAATGTTCCTGTATTGCTTGGGTTCATTACATATTCAAGTCGTTTTTCTAACTCGTTTATATAATCAAGATCAACTTTAGTATTAGGTTTGCCTTCTTTAGTATTGCTCTTTTGAATTTCTCGAGCGGCACCTAATTGCTCAAACATTGTTCTAGAATGCTTAAATCGGGCGTGTTGATATGCCATCCGAGATGAAGTCTCAGAAAAAGCTCGTAGCATATCTTTAGAAGCACCTGCTATACCTTTACGAGTTATGAAATTTTTACGAATGCTCTTGCTGGGCAATGTCATTAGATAAAGTTCTTCAACGCTGTCTTTAATAGCTTCTCGTAGGTAATCAATCTTTTTGTCAAAACCTACATATGTGCTTTTCATAATTGGATCGTCAACAGCGGCTTCATCAACGATTGCTTCAATACGTTGTAATGTGTCTATATCTTGTAAATTTTGTAATCGAATATCTCGAAGACTATTACCTTCATATATAGTTTGACGTTTTCTTTTACCCGTATTTATCTCTTCTTCAACCATTCTTCTAGCAGCGTTACGTGCTGCAGCAGAATCAAACATCATAAATTCTTTAGTTTTACCTTCGCCTACCTGTAGCCAGTAAGGACCAAAACGACGTATAGGAAAATATGGTTTAATACTATCTTTATCAAACTCTTGTGAAATTGCTGCTAGCTTTTCTTTAATTTCTTGTGCTGGCGTATTTTTAGAAACCAAAGACATTTCTATGTTATCTAATAATGTCTGCTTGTATTCAATAATGCGTTGTTCATAAAAATCACGTACTTTACGATAAACAGTTTTAGCGTCATCAGATAAAGCGTTCCAACGCTGGTCTAAGTCAAAATCTTTTCCCGGTTGTGTAGCTGGATCAATAAATCGTAATGTTGAATCTAACATTAATGTAGATACATTATCATTTTCTGTTGGGGTTAAATTTGTCCATAGGTCTGTAACATCTTTAGCTTCATTAATTATCCGGTTGTGGTCCTCAAGCATGTTTTCAATCGTATTAATAAAGCCTGAAGCCGTGCCACCTAATCGAGTGCCGATTAAGTCTTGCAGTTGCCGAAGTGTAAATGCTCCAAGAAAATACTTACGAGTTGTATCAGTTACGTTTTCAAGTAGTCTGCCAACACCTTCTTTTGCAGCATTCCACTCTAAACGATCAGGTAATATATCTAACCACGCTTGAGAAAGTTTTACATCCGGAGCTGTTTTATAGTTAGTAGTTGGTATAGCCGTAGCTTTTAACGTGCCGCTGTATTTATTTAAGTCGGAGCCCCGTACTTGTGTTGCACTCATTAAAATGTCAGCATTTGCTAACGTTCCAAACAAAGCCGTGTCTTTACCACCTAAAAGTCTGCGTACATACTGAATAAACTTAGACCACAGCGAAGACTCAGTAGTTTTGTAAGGTATGCTGGACAAAAGCCGTTGGAATTCTACGTTTGAAAATGCTTCTGCAATGAACTCATCTAGATTTTGAAACCCATACACTGACACAGCTGGGTACGTAGCAGTGGCTTCTTTATATAAAGCCTCAAGATTTTTTAACGCTTCTTTCTGTGCGGGATTTAGTCTACTTGGGTTCTTGATTGCTAAAGATGTTGCAGCATGTATTAACTCGTGAAAAAAAGCATAATACGAATTACCATTAGCTGAGCGATTAAGATTTATGGCTTCCATTTTGTTGTCGGCCATGTAAAATCCAGGTGCATCTAAAGAAGATACTGCGTCTGTGTATACATCAAAAGTTCGTTCAAACACACGACTTTTAATGCCTTTTTCGCTAATTAGTTTGTTGTTTTTAATAGTTTTAAGCCCTTCAGCAAAACGCCTAATATCAATTTCACCGACTTCATTGATTGCTGGAGCAATGTAAAGATTAAAAACTTCTGGATAAGTGGCATAAATGTTGTTGAGCAATGCATCTACAGTAAGTTTAATTTTGCTTACTTCATAGCGCATCAATCGTTCTTGTTCGTCAAACCTAATACTTGCAGTAATATTTGCTGCACGCAACCGCTTAGCCAGCAGCTTCCAATACATGGAATCAGGGAAGTTTTCAATTAGTTCAAGCGCACCGTCAACATCGTTGTTGGAAATCTTGTCTTCAACAGCTGGATGTAAAGGTTTAAAGTTACTTGCAGGGGTACCAGCTTTGAAAAAAGTTTTAAATAAACCTTCGCCTTTTTTAGCCTCTTCAAGAGCTTTTATCTCTTTAGCATATTTTGCTTTAAGGTCAGTTTGTTCTTTTGCTTTTTTCTCAGCTTCTTCCTTAGCAAACTCCTCAACAGTTTCTTTTCTTTCCGTCTTTTCTTTCCGCATGTATTCTTGGCGACGAGTCCGGGCTTGCTTTAATTTTTCAAACTGTTCTGCTAGGTATTTTGATCTGTTCTTGTACTCATCAACTGCGCCGTTAAATGCGTCGGCAATTAAAGGTGGGAAGTTTTTATCAACAAACTTTTTAAATAAAGTTGCATTTTTTGCGCCTTGTCCAGAAAACATAGTCCCCATAGGAACATTTTCGGCTAAATCATAAGCAGCCGAGCGCATAGCCAATCCATACTTAAACTTACTCATATAAGCCATAAAGGCTTTTTCTTCAGGCGATAACGACTTGGCAGGTTTTTGCCTTAGCACTCTTAATATATTGGCAACTTCTGCAGGTACAAAGATATCTGAACCGAATGTCCTAGTAGCAGCCGCTGCTGGGAACGTGCCGACCTTAGCTAGACTCTGCTGCTCCATAAAGTCTTGGAACTGCTTGCGTAGCTCACCCAGCCCAGTCGGCGTGGTGATATTTGGCATCTTAGTACGGTTTCTAAGGATTTCTGCTTGCTGCTCCGTAGTCTTACCTTTTAAATCTCTGGCAAGATTTGCCGCTTGCTGAGGATCACTTGTAGTGCCCAGACTATTAAAGAAAGAGTTAATAGTTTTGAGGTTTTCAACGCGCTGCTCTCGCGGGCCTCCAAGATATTCATTAATTTCGTCAATAAAGTTTTTAATTGCAGATTTGTAATTTTTTATGCCCGATGTTGCTTCTACAGTTGGCTGTAGATTATTAAACATGTCCTCAAGCCGGTTGATATTGTATTCATCAACTAAATTCATCGGAGCAGCTGCAGGCGCTTCTTCAGTCTCAATCTGACTTCGCGGAGGTGCTGTACCTTCAGGGGCAGTCAATGCAAATTCACGCTCGCTCTCAGCAATTGGAGATATAAACTCTCGCTGGGTTTCTTCTGTAGCCGGAGCCAGGTCAAGACCTATTTGCTGGGCACGAAAAAGAGAAGCCTGCGATGCTCCTGCACCTAATTGCTTAGCCCGGTCAAACTTAGCCTTTGTAAAGTCATTGGCAGACTGATAGTCTTGGTCAGTCGGCACCCGCCAGCCATCAGGAAACTCCACCATCCCAGAAGATACTTTGCTCAGAATATACTTGGTCTTCCCAGAGACACGACCTTTTTTAATTTCGTTAACAATATTTTCTGCTTCGGTGCCGTAAACCCCTGCATCAACTAGATTAGTTACTGTTATCCGCGATTCATCAGGTGTGACTTTGTAAGAAACACCGGGCTCTCCAAATTTTTCTCGCCGATCTTGAATATCTTCTTCAGACAAACCTGCCATACGCAGGGCTTCATCACGAGCACTGGAGGCACGGAGAACCGTAGATGATTCCGATGGAGTTTTGGGGTATCGTATTAAAGAGCTATACGACAACCCCATATCTGCGCGTTCTTTAGATTCTGCAGTAGGTTCAAATCCAAGGCTTTCGTAAAAATTAACAAGCCCTTGTTGTTTATCTACTTTATTCGCTGCAGCTACTAACTGTAGTGTAGCCCCATTTTGATCTGCCCAATCTGTAAGTGCTTGTCCAAATTGAGTCCCCTGCCCCTTACCCGGAGTTTCTGCACGTACTCCACTTACTTTCCAAACATTAGGTTCACGTTTTGTATCACGAGTAAGTTGCGCACTAACCCCAAATCCTTCAACTTTTAATGATTCAGTAGGTAAATCTTTAAATTCAGAAAGAGGTTTAATAGGTGTAAAAGCTAATCCTTGCGATGTTGTTTTTTCAATTGATGCGGCCCTAGCAACAATTCCTTCTTCACCCTCGCCTCGGCGTAAGGCACGTTCTTGTGCAGCCAACTCATCGCGGGCTGTGTACCAAGCGGTCAACGTGGCTTCATCGGTGCCAGCCTTCTGCAGCTGGCGGATTTCTCTGTCAATCTGGGCGACTTGGGCTTTTAGTTCTTGAGCTCGCTCTAAGTTTTCAGGTGACACAGCAGGTGTTTGCTTTATTAATTCTGTAGTTTTTGCAACTTTTGCTGGCTCTTGACCTTGAGTTGGAGGTGTAGGTGCAGGTGGTGCCTCGCCTTCAACTTCTCCCTTATCTATTTGAGTTATCGCATTGTCTCCAGGTACACCTGTTTCTTTTGCAGGAGCACGAGGTCTATCCATGTATCCTTTAACTCCACCGGCAACACCAGTAATAGCACCGCCGCCGACACCACCTCGGACAAACGACTCAACCAAACGGTTAAAGTCTTTACTACCCCAGACATCAGCGTTCTCATTAACAAACTTTTCTGCAGCAATACTTATTGCTTCTTGTGCAGCCTCAGTAGGAGCCTCAGTTACGGCACCTGTAATTACACCGGCTGTAGCGCCACGCGCCACACCAGTGGGCATGCCTGATTTCTCTAAAATACGTTCTACAACTCCCATCTTCATACCGGGAGTAAATTGACGCACTAAGTATGCGGGGAGAATAGAATCAAGCGCGGCCGAGACTGAGCCAGCCAAAAGGGACGCACCCAACTCCATCTGGCCTTCGCCCGTGAATTCATCTTTAGTTGATTCATAAATATTCTGGAAAACCTCGGGGGCGTTAAGAGCATAAGAACCAAGGAATGCACCGCTCAGACCACCACGCTCGGCCCCTTTACGGGCAGCTATAGCGCCATATCGTTTTGCAGCTTCCTCTGCTACTGTTTCTCCTGCTTCTTGTCTAGCTTTAACTTTAGCAGCTGCTTGCGCCGCAGCCATCCGACCACCTGTAACTGCACCGCCAACACCGGGGATAATAGCGGTTGCTAAATTTGGTATCTGCTCAAGGGCAGTTTCAGCAATAAATGGCAAAACGTCACCAAGTCCTTTGACATCAGACAACTCTTTGTACCGAGCGCCGTATTTGGCTTCAATCTCTTTTTGTGTTTCTTCAGCCTCAGCCATCTGACGAGCAGCGTATTCATCCGCACCAACTGCCCGACCAATCATTGCGGGAAGTACATCTCCTAAAAGACTACCTGTTTGCTTAGCACCACGCACAACAGCGCGGCCAGCCATGTCAAAGAAGCCTGTATCTTCTTTTGGGGGTGTTGAAGTCGGCGCCGCTTGTGGCATCCCGCCGCGAACTTGTTGTATGTACTGAGCTAAAATCCGAGCAGCTTCAGTATCCCCCACCGCATCTGCTTTTAACAGTGCGCCATAAAGCTGATCTAAGGTAGCCATAAAATTATTCGGTTGCTATTCCAAGTCTCTGAAATACCGCCTGTACATTAGCTGGCAGAGGGGGAAGTTGTCCACTCATCCGATTTATGATTTGTTGACGCCGCTCTTCAAGCACCTTACGTTGCGGATCGTCTTTTTTCATGGTAAGCAGTGTGTTAGTAATTTGCTCAAGTATAGCCTTGTCCCGCTGTGTCTGAGCAGTTTCAAACCCCGGCCGCATAGATTCTTGATAGCGCTTAAAGGCTTCAGGATCTTTACGGAACATATCTTGACGAAGCTGTTCGTCTGACGGACGAGCTAGTTGAGCTTTAGCATTAAACTCTGCAACTGCTCTTGTAGTTTCTGAAGAAATTAAATTATTAAAGATGCTTGCTCTAAGTTGACGATCTTCCCTGTTAAAGGTATCTAAACGTTGTTCAGCCCTATTAATAATATCGAACGCATCTTTACCTACTCCCGCACGTAATTGATTTTCAGCAACTTGCAAGTTACGAATTTCTTTATCACGTTCACGATCAAGTTTTTTAATATCTTTAAGATCTTCAGCCAAACCTTTAAGTGCAGGCGATGCTCCTTTACCGATATTAACAAAAGCGTGGGGCGATTCGCCGCCAAGGATACCAAGACCTGCTTCAATTAAACGTATGCTACCTGCTTCCCTTTTATCAAGTTTAATGTTTGCTTTTTCTTTTGTTAATGCTTCTGCTTGTTTTTTAAACAAATCAAAATCAACATTAGCAGCGGCGTATATATCTAAAGCTTTTCGTGTTGCGTCCGCATTAGTTGGAACATTTGGAGTAGTACCTGCAAATTCACCTGCAATATTTTCTGCTTCGCTTTTAAGCAGTGAATAATTAGGTTTTGCAAAGCTAGGAATACTAGCAAGCCCAAACATATTAGGTCTTGCAAGATCCGAACCTCCAGCAGCGGGTGCAGGTTGCGTAGTTGAAACGCCGATATCCGTATCTTTAAAATCTCTGTCAAAATTTACTGCAGCTGGTTTTGTCTTTAATCTTTCTGCAACTTGTCGCAACTCATCTAACGGCATTATGTTTAATCGTTGTGCTAAAGCTTTATTTTCCGCAAATTCAGCATCAGTTTGAACTTTAAACATTCCGTACGGGCCACCCTTACCGCCTAACGCAGAACGAATTTGATCTCTTAACCGCACAGCTTCAAGTTCTTCAGGCGGAAACATACTTTCAAATCCAGATTTAATTGTTGGCCCTATATTTTGAAGATCAAAAAATGTAAATCCACGCGGAATCATTCGAGCTGCAGGTGACGACTGTACAAGTGACGGGCCTTGCCCTTGAAAACGCTGAACCTCACCACCATCATCAAAAGCCACGATGCCACCACCTGCATAGCTACCTTCAGGAACAGGAAGTGCCGCTACTCCCACATTTTCCGGAAGCATCATAGGTTGTGCAGCAGCCATCATAGGTTGTGCTTCAGCTTGGGCATTAATTGCCATGTTCTGCTCAGTAACTGACGGAGGAGTGCCTTGGGCCAGTGCAGCCATATTTGCAGCCCGTTGCGCTTCATCAGCTTTTTCGTTTAAAACAATTGGCAAAACTTTAAGAAGGCTAGGACTACGCTGTGCCATAGCCACAAGCGATTGTTGCGGTAGTCTTGCTAACGCATCAATTGGCCCTTCAATTAGTTTAAGGGCTTGCGGAATACCCATAA